CGGCATCACGCAGCACACGATCGAAACGCTGATGGCCCGCACGGTAGAAATCGGCGAATGCCGCGAGTGGCAGGGGTACATCGCCAACGACACCCCCCAGGTGTCGCACGGCGGCAAGATGATGACCGTAAGGCGCCTGATGTTCGAGCTTCAAGGCAAGGCCGTGGATGGCTACTACATAGCGCCAAGCTGTGGCAATTTCCGATGCGTCAACCCGGCTCACGCCATTGCTCGAACAAAAAAAGCGCATCACAAGATCATGAATCAGAACGCGGATCCCAACGGGATGCTACGCATCATCAAGCTACAGCAAGTGGCCAGAGGCAGGCGCAAGCTGACCGACGAGCAAGTACAGCAGATACGCAGTGACCCGCGCCCATCACGAGCCGTCGCAGCAGAGCATGGTGTCAGCAAAGGTCTGGTGTGTCTGATCCGTGCCGGTAAAGCACACCGGCTATTTGCAGCGAGCCCCTTCGCGGGTCTTATGAAATAGGAGAAGAAGCTATGACAGATTCAAAAGTTATTGAACTCGTAAATTTGGCTGGCTGGGATGCTGTTGATTTAGAAGATGGGTTTGGCGAACGGATTAAGAAGTTCGCCGACTTAGTCGCCGCTGCTGAACGCGAAGCCTGCAACGGTTTGTGGGAAGCTCAACGGTTAACCGATAGCCAAATTTCCGACCACATTGATGCGGCTGTCGCCGCTGAACGAGAAGCCTGCGCAAAAGTGGCAGAAGCGTATAAAGAAGACTGCTACGCCGGGGATTTGGACTGGTATGTAGTCAAGTACATAGTCGACGGAATCAAAGAAAGGGGCCAATAATGACACGCGAAGAAGTAATTGCCCTGGCACAGAAGTGCCAACTCATCGGAGCCAACCCACACGAGGACGGCATCTATTTGAACTCCCTGGAAGCATTCGCAGCACTTGTGATGGACGCCCAGATCGACGGGGGCAAGTGCCCCTCTTGCGAGTACAACAAAGGCAGAGCGAAACGCTGGCGACACGAGGCATACAGGGCCAACGGCACACCGCTGCCGTGGGATCCAGACGAGCCCGCTCAAACAGACTAAAACGAGACAATAGAACAACGCCAACTGTTGCACACGGTCAGCCGTTGGCGCATAATCCGTTACCGTCAAGCAACCTTTAAACAAGTCGGAGATCACTTTATGCAACCAGTGTTTAATTTGACCAAGTTGTTTCGAACGCCAACGGTTGTATCGTTGGCGGCCAAAGAGTTGGAGTCGGCAAAGAAAGACCTCCTTCGGCATCAAGCCGCGTCTGACTATCACGCTCGCATGAGCGAGTACTGCATCGCATCCATGCGCCGGCTGTCGGTGTTCATCAAAGAGGAGCAGCAAAGATGAGGGGGTTTCTGTGGCGACTTAAGCGCACACTCAGGCGATGGGGGCACGCGATGCAGCATCGCATGGGGAACAACTCAGGCACCATCACAACGTGGTGGGAGGGCGACTCCAACAACGAGCGGCTCATGATGGGCTTCAAATGCGATACGTGCGGCAAGCTCAGCGGCGTACACGAGTCCGTCATTTCACAACGCATGAGAGAACGCAAGGAGCGCTACCGTGACCTTTGATGCTGATGACGCACTGATGTTGTTGACACCCACAGCGCACCTGCGGTTTGTAGTTCGAGGAGTCACCGAATTCGACATAAGCATCAACGGCTACGAGCATAAGCTCGCCAAGATCCTGCAGCAGTGGTTCGAGCCGCATCATCGCTACGCAGGGATCGTCCCTGGTGAGTGGCGCGATGTTCAGACCGAAGTAGAAGAAAACGAAGACGAAGCCTAAAAGGGGCGCAGCATGACGAAACCTGTAGAGACCGTTGATGCTGTACTCCTCGACGCTAACCTGCCGTCATACACAGAGACCATGAAGGCGCTGCACGCGCTGGCACTGGAGGTGGGGCTCGCCCCTCACGTAGACACGCACACCGTGTACAAAACTTGGGCTCTATTAGACAGGTTTTATGCACTGGTACAAAAACGTACCCCTTAATTAACGCATCCTTTCATTGGAGAAGATCGTGCAAAAGAAAATCATCATTGCAGCTATCGCCGCACTCACGTCTATGGCGCACGCCGATGAGTGGACAGGCCGAGACAAGTCGCTGCACTTTATTGCGGGTGCTGCCGTTGGAGCCGCCGTTACTGTAGCAACCGAGCGCAGGGACTACGGCATAGCCGCCGGCGTGGCTGTGGGTCTAGCCAAAGAAATCTACGACTCGCAGCACCGAGACAGGCATACGCCGAGCGTTAAAGACTTCGCCGTTACGGCAGCCGGCGCGGTTGTGGGTGCCTATGTAGGCGGGTTGATTGTCGGGCCTCGGTTTATCGGATACGCAACTACTTTCTGATCGTTCAACATGCCATCGAATGCGAAGACCCGCAAGAAGTACCGACCCAAGCCGCAGATCCTGAACACCATCGGGCACGTAATGGAGGGAATGGAGTCCGTCAAATCCCACGAGTCATTTTTACGCACGCTAAAGATCCGCAACAGTGGCGCAGTTGTGGCGCTGATGCAGGGAACCGCGACAAAGATGGACATGAACACGCTCGTGGCCCTGAGCAACATGGTCGAGGTGCTGTGCAGCATGGGGTTCGGTAAAGAGTACCTGAACGTGTCTGTGGACGGCAGAGACGCGATCCTGCGCATCATCTTCCGTGCTGTGGACAAGCTGCGTTTCGTTCCGATGGGGGTCGAGATAAAGGCGATTCAGGAACTGTTGGAGCTGCACGACCAGCAGATGGACGTGATCACGATCAAGGAACTGGACAACGCCCTGGCGATGGTCAGAAAGCTGATCCGACAGCCTGATGCGATCCGCTTACCGAAGGTGGACGAAAGGCTAGAGATAAGGAGTGCAGGATGAGTTCTAAAGCGATAAAGGTTAACCACTTAGTTTTAGCGCAGACCTTTAGGATGCTGCAGGCCGGGCCGGTGACGGCGCAAGCACTGGCAAACGCGACAGGGGTTCATGTTGTAACGGCACAGGATTGGCTCCGTGCATTGAAGGCGGAGAACACCGTGCACATAGGCAGTTGGCTGCCAGACAGCCTCGGGAGAGACGCTGTTCCCGTGTATGAGCTGGGGGCTGACAAAGACGAGCCGCGCAGGCGGTTCACCCGTGCTGAGGTATCTCAGCGGTATAGGCAACGACAGAAGCTAAAGGAGAGATGATCATGACAAAGCTTAAGGATTCGATTTTTGACTTTGAGGCACCCGATGTGGGCAACTTCTTTGTGCAACTAGACACAAATGCCCCCGCTGACCAGCAACAGATTGGCGGCTCGCACTACAAGGACATGGGCATCCAGCCCTGGGATGTGATGCAGGCGGTGCTGACGCACGACGAGTGGATCGGCTACCTCAAAGGCAACGTCATCAAGTACGGCATGCGCCAGGGTAAGAAAGACTCGGATGACGCCAACAAGGCCAAGCACTACGCCAAGAAGCTGGCCGAAGAATTGCGTAAAGGTTTCAAGTTTTAGGTCGGGTGTAAGTGAAGAAGTTTGGCGAGCCTTGTAGATGTGACTCTTACTTCTTATCGGCACGTACCCGATGAACCTGTGTTCGCGTGCCGACTCCACGAACCGCGAGCCGAGGGGGCGCGGAATCTACATTCCCCCTCACCCTACAACACCCAACGCAAGCGCTACGGAGATCACTATGGCAGCACTCACTCCCGAGGGTCGCGTTAAAGCGCAGATCCGCAAAATACTGAAAGACGCCGGCGCCTATTACTACATGCCTGTCAGCGGCGGGATGGGCAAGCACGGCGTCCCGGACTTCCTTGTGTGTTACCGGGGAAAGTTTATCGGCATCGAGGCCAAGGCAGGCAGAGGCACGACAACCGCGCTGCAGGACAGAGAGCTTGCCGAGATTGTGCAGGCCGGCGGCGTGTCGCTGATCATCAACGAGAACGATCTGGACTACCTGAAGGGGGTCTTCAATGAGGGAACATAAATCCGCTGAGAGCGACGAGAAGGTGCTCGCGCACCTCGCAGCATTGCCCGAGAAAGAACAGGAACATTTCAAGATGCTCGTGCGGCTGTTATCAAGCTGTTACGGCCAAGGCGCAGAAGCCTCCGGAGTGCTGCTCGTGCGAGACAAAGAGCGCATAGCCGTGATGTCTGTGAACGCGAACGACTTGGCCATGACCGAGATCCTCATGAGCGCTATTGAGGCAATGGGGGACGTGTTGCTGGAAGATGCGCCGCCCAAAGAGATGTTTAACTGAAGCCCGCCATGAGCACACCCTTCGACAGAATTCTGACCGTCGACTTCGAGACGGTGTATGACAGCAAAGACTACACGTTGCGCAAGCTCACCACGGAGGAATACATCCGCGACATTCGGTTCAAAGCCTTCGGCCTGTGCGTGCATGAGCTGGGCAGCAGCGAGCCTGTTGTGTGGATCAAGGGCCGGGATATCTCAGACTGGGCAGCCACCATCGACTGGAACCGCACAGCGGTGCTGGCCCATAACGCGCAGTTCGATGTGGCGATCCTGGGCTGGCACTACAACGTACACCCCGCGTTCATCTTCGACACGCTCTCGATGGCCAGGGCGCTGCGTGGGGTGGAGGTCGGCAACAGTCTGGCCAAGCTCGCCGAAGACTTCGGCCTCCCCGCCAAGGGCAATGCCATCAACAGCACGGACGGGCTGATCGAGTTGTCACCACGGGTTGAGAGGGAGCTTGCAGAGTACTGCGCTCATGACGTGTATCTGTGCGAGCAGATCTTCGAGCGCCTGGGCAACGGCTACCCCAAGAGCGAGCTGCGCCTCATCGACATGACGCTCAAGATGTACACCCGCCCGTTGCTGGAGCTGGACTCGGACATGCTGACCGATGAGCTGTATGCGGAGCGTGAACAACGCGAAGCCCTGCTCAAGCGGCTGAACATTACCGACGGCGCGCTGGCCAGTAATCCACAGTTCGCAGAGATGCTGCGCACTCTCGGGGTGGATCCCCCGATGAAGAACAAGCGCCCAACAGTGAAGACGCCTAACCCAGAAGGCAAGACCTTTGCCTTTGCAAAAAACGACGCGATGTTCCAGGCGCTGCTCAACGGCTCTAACGAGGATGTGGCGCTGTTGTGCGAGGCCCGGCTGAAGGTGAAGTCAACGACTGAGCGCACACGGGCGCAGCGGTTCCTGGAGATATCGAAGCGTGGGCGGCTGCCTGTGCCGCTGTCTTATTACGGCGCTCTCTCTGGCAGGTGGACTGCGAGTAAAGGGTCGGCCATAAATATGCAAAATCTGAAGCGTAAGAGCTTCCTGCGCAAGGCCATCATGGCGCCCGAAGGACATGTGCTGGTGGTCGGTGACCTGTCTCAGATCGAGCCGCGTGTGCTGGCATGGCTGTCTGACTATGACGAGATGCTCGACATTTTTAGAGCAAAAGGAGACCCCTATGCGCAGTTCGGTGCTCAGATGTTCAATATACCGGGGCTCTCGAAAGAAAGCCATCCCGACTTACGCCAGTCTGCAAAAAGCGCGTTGCTTGGCGCGGGGTATGGGCTGGGCTGGGCCAGCTTTGCAGCTCAGTTATTGGTCGGCTTCCTCGGTGCGCCGCCTGTTCGATACGACAAGGACTTCGCCAGGAGGCTGGGCGTCACGGCAGACTACGTGGAACGGTTTCTGGAGTGGGACGAGAACATCCTCCGCATGCAGGAGATTCCGCATGTATGCACTGCGAAAGAGCTTCTCGTCCACTGCGTCGCAGCGAAGAAGATCATTGACATATATCGTTCGACGGCGTACCCGGTTGTCGGCTTCTGGGAGCTTTGCAGCGGTCTTATCCAGCGCTCACTGGCAGATGGCGAAGAGTATCGCCACAAGTGTTTGGTCTTCCGCAAAGAAGAGATTGTTCTTCCCAACGGCATGAGCTTGTTGTATCCTAACCTTCGTCAGCAGAAAGATGCTAGTGGGAGGCCGCAGTGGGTGTACGGCTCAGACGCCACGAAGCTATACGCAGGAAAGATTACGAACAATGTGACGCAGGCGACTGCACGCATTGTGATGACGGACGGCATGCTCAGGACAGCTAAACGCTACCCTGTGGCAGGCACCGTACATGATGAGCAGATTGTTGTTGTACCTGAACAAGAGGGTCAGGACGCTCTGGCATGGGTGCTGGAGCAGATGACTATGGAGCCGAAGTACATGCCGGGGATCCCCCTGGCCGCTGAAGGTGGCGTTCACCGTCGTTATGGCCTTGCAAAAGGCTAGTGGAGTTCACATGCAATACAAACCAAACAGTTTCAAAGTCGGCGCGTCGCCGTACAAGGTGCATTACGTCAATGAGGACAGGGGCCGCGAGTACGGGGCGATCTATTACGGCACCAAGGCCATCGTCATCTACACAAAGAACCGCGCTGAAGAAAGCGTATCTGAGACGTTCTGGCATGAGATGACCCACGCTGTTCTGCATGAGATGCAGCACAAGCTGTACAACGACGAGAAGTTTGTGACGCAATTTGCAAAGCTCCTCAACGAAGCAATCAACAGCGCGAGGGAATGACATGAGCGACGAGTTCAAGCAGTGGGTGTGCAGTATCGAGAGCGGTGTTCCGCACGGCGTAGCCTGGGACAGCACGCTGGTGAAGATGTTGTGGAACTGCTGGCTCGCATCGAGGGAGACGGCCAATGTCTGAAAAAATCATCCGGTGGTCGCACAGCGCGCTGAAGGACTACGAAGGCTGTGCGCGGCGGTATCACGAGGTCAAGGTGCTGGGCAAGTACCCGTTCCAAGAGACCGATGCCACACGCTACGGCGTGGAGGTGCACAAGGCCCTGGAGGAGTACATCAAGGACAGCAAGCCCATACCGCCCGCCTACGCGCAGTTCAAGGCGGTGGTGGACGCGATCATTCAGAAGCCTGGGCGCAAGCTGGCCGAGCATGAGATGGCGCTGACCAAGAATCTGCAGCCCTGTGATTGGAAAGCGAAGGATGTCTGGGTGCGCGGCATTGCAGACATCCTGATTGTGGATGACGATGACTTGGTGGCCTGGGTGGGTGACTGGAAGACCGGCAACGATCGCTACCCCGACAGGGATCAGCTCGTGCTCATGTCGATCATGGTGTTCGCGCACTTCCCGCACATCCGCAAAGTCAACAGCGCCTTGCTATTCATCGTGAAGGAATCTATGGTGAAGATGCAGATGATGCGAGAGCAGGCAGACGCGGCGTGGTGGAAGTACCGCGAGCGCACAGCCCGGCTTGAGAACAGCTTTGCAAACAACGTATGGAACCCCACACAGACACCGCTGTGCCGCTGGTGCCAAGTGACGGGGTGCGAGTTCAACCCGAAACACTAGGACTAAATCATGACGCAGAAGAACGGCAAAAGGGATTTCAAGCATGCCTACGCCTTGCAGAAGGCTAGCGGCGAGACCAAGGATCAACTTGAGCGCCAGAAGGCCCGGCAGGCATACGACAAGGCCGGCATAGACCGGTCAGGCAAGCACATAGATCACATCAAGCCGCTGCGTGCTGGGGGTAAGACAACTAAAGGCAACCTCCGCTTACGCAGCCCCAAGGCGAACGTAAGCGATAACGGGAAATGAGATGGAGATTCTGGACAACAAGGCCGTGCTTATCAGGACGCGCAATCCTGCGAAGTACACAGTAATACCGAAGAGTCGCATCGTCGAGGATCATGGCAACGGCGGCTACACCGTTGCTGTTTTCTTCGGCCTCGACGAGATGCGCGTGCTGCGCAACCTGGGCGTTAAGAAGGTTGTCTCGCCCATCACACGCAAGTACAACTGGCCCGGACGCTATCGTCCGATGGATCACCAAGTAGACACCGCATCGTTCCTGACGCTGCACCGCCGAGCGTTCTGTTTTAACGAGCCTGGGACAGGCAAGACGCTCTCCGCGCTGTGGGCGGCTGACTACTTGATGAAGCGTGGTGAGGTGCGGCGTGTGTTGATCCTGTGCCCGCTGTCGATCATGCACAGCGCCTGGATGGGGGACATCATGAACTCGGTGATGCACCGTAGCGCTGTCGTAGCCCACCATGCGCAAGCCTCGCGCAGAATAGAGCTGGTGCAGGGGGACTATGAGTTCGTCATTGCCAACTATGAGGGGCTGAACCTCATCAACCGCGAGGTGCTCAACGATGGCCGGTTCGATCTGATCATTGTTGATGAGTGCTTCGTAGCAGGGACGCTAGTGTCCACCCCGCAGGGGCGACGCCCGATTGAACAGCTAGAAGCCGGGGACGCGGTCTTGACTTCTGACGGAGTAATGCGTATAAAAAGACTTGTACGCAATACTGCTACGCAATTGGTTGAGGTCAAACTTGGAAACGGTAAAACAATTCGCTGCACTCCAGAACACCCTTTCTTCACAGACGCCGGGTGGGTGTGCGCCAAAAATCTTGCGGGAAGAAGGCTCATCTCTGGTGTTGAGATGTCTTGCTTGCGGGCAGGAATTTCACCGCGAGCGTTCCCGGGTGCTGTGGGGTATGGCGAACAGCCAACCCCTTGGTCTGACTTGCTCAAAATCTTGCGCACGGAAGAGGTGGCACTTAGCGAACCCCAACAAGAGCATCTTTTGCAACTTGCCGCCAGAGCAGCGGGGGAGACCGTCGGGGCCAAAGACAGTGGGGCACCGAGCAAAACTGTCGGCAGTGGCGAAAGCGCAGGGGCACAAACCGGTTGTGCGGGGAGGAAATGGCACGGGAATGACGCCGATGGAGCGGTTGATTTCCGAGGTCTTACCTGCGGGGTGGGTATGGAATTACCCGGTAGCGTTGGGCAAGAGGCAGCAAGGCTTTCCTACGAACTACAAGCTCGACTTTGCGTGGCCGCACCTCAAAGTGGGGCTGGAAGTGGACGGGGGCAGTCACACCCTGTTAGCGCGGCAAGCGCAGGATCGGAAGAAGGAAGCCAAGCTGGCGGAGCTTGGGTGGAAAGTGTTTCGTATATCGAATGCCCAAACGGGGAGCCTGTATACAACCTTGAAGTTGAAGGAACACCTAACTACTTTGTTGGGGATCACTGGCTAGTCCACAACTGCAACGCATACAAGAACCCCACGACCCAGCGCTGGAAGTCGCTGCAGTCGATCGTGCAGCCGCACACGTATCTGTGGATGATGACGGGTACACCCGCATCGCAGTCTCCCGTCGATGCGTACGGTCTGGCCAAGCTCGTGAACCCGAACGGTGTGCCGAAGTTCTACACCGCGTGGCGCGACAAGGTCATGAACAAGATCACGCAGTTCAAGTGGGCGCCTAAGCCCGAGTCCAAGACGCTGGTACACGAGGCACTGCAGCCAGCGATCCGGTTCACCAAGGCGCAGTGTCTGGATCTGCCGCCGGTACTGACAGTCACCCGTGACGTAGCGCTCTCGCCTCAACAGACGAAGTACTACAAGCTGCTCAAGGAACAGATGCTGGTGCAGGCCGCCGGCGAGACGATCAGCGCGGTGAATGCGGGCGTGATGGTCAGCAAGCTCTTGCAGGTGTCGTGCGGCGCGGCATACACCGACGACAGGGAAGTGGTTGAGTTCGATGCCTCAGCGCGGCTTAAAGTCTTGATGGAAGTCATCGAGGAGACCAACCGCAAGGTCATCATTTTCGCGATGTTCCGCTCTAGTATCGACACGATCACCACGTACCTGGAGAAGAATAACGTCAAGACTGCGCAGATTCATGGCGATGTGAGTGCGACCAAGCGCGGTGCGATCATCAACGACTTCCAGCACACGCCCAATGTTCAGGTCTTGGTCATGCAGCCCCAGGCTACGGCACACGGGATCACGCTGACTGCTGCCGACACGGTAGTGTTTTATGGCCCGCTGATGAGCGTTGAGATGTACCTGCAATGTATTGCGCGAGCCGACCGCAAGGGGCAGAACTCTGACAAGGTGACCGTTGTACACATACAAAGCAGCCCCATCGAGCAAAAGATGTTCAAGGCTATGGCGTCCAAGGTAAGTGACCACGCACTACTCGTCGGCATGTTCGATAGCGAGGTTAAAAATAGTTGAAAAAGATGGCATACAGGCCGCAAAATTACGGCTATGATTGTCAAAGGTTAGACAAATAAAGACTAAGGACAGGAGAGAAAAATGACGCAAGACATCGAATCCGCCAGCATCCCTATGGACAAGCTGGCCCGGGTGTATCGCAAGATGCAGGCCCGGATTCAAGAGCTGACGACGGCTTACGAGACCGAGGTCGAGACGCTCAAAGCACAGCAAGAAGCTGTGAAGACGGCGCTCAAAGACAAGATGTTGGCTCTCGGGGTCAAGTCAGTTAGCACGGAGGAGGGCACAGTAATTCTCTCTACCAAGACCCGCTACGCGACCCAAGACTGGGACTCGTTCAAGCAGTTCGTGGTGGAGCACGATGCACTCGACTTGTTTGAGAAGCGCATTGCGCAGACCAACATGTCGACCTTCTTGAAAGAAAACCCCGGCTTAGTCCCGCCTGGGCTCAACAGCAACTCGGAGTACGCAATCAGCGTAAGGAAGCCTTCAAAATGACCATGACATTTACCTTCACCCAGCAGCAAGCGCAGGTTTTGCTCAACGCCTTGGCCCAGCGCCCATACGCTGAAGTCAGCGGCCTGATCGAGACTCTCGTAACCCAAGCCCGCGCTCAAGAAGAAGCCGCAGCCAACACCAAAGAGGAACAGCAATGAGCAACGTAACAGTTTTCAACCCATCCAACGTCCCCGCCTTCGCCCGTAAGGGTGAACTGTCTGACATGGCCAAGGCCCTGGCGGGCGGCGCTGCTGGCGGCAAGCGTGTCTCCATCAAGGGCGGCGTGTTCCGCTTGATGTCCGGCGGCAAGGAAGTTGCCAACGTCGAAGACAGGCACCTCGATGTTGTGTTGGTCAAGGCCGCGCCCAAGATCAGCCGCGTGTTCTACATGAAGAGCTACGACGCGGAGTCCGTGTCCGGCCCTGACTGCTGGTCAGCAGACGGCGACAAGCCGAGCCCCGAGGCCGCCAGCCCCCAAGCATCCCGCTGCGCTGAGTGCCCCAAGAACATCGCAGGCTCTGGCCAAGGTAACAGCCGCGCTTGCCGCTATCAACAGCGTCTGGCTGTGGTACTTGAGAACGACATGAGCGGTGACGTGCTGCAGTTGGCTCTGCCCGCTACGTCGATCTTCGGGAAAGCCGAGGGGGATAACCGCCCGCTGCAAGAGTATGCTCGGTGGCTGGTGGCTCAAGGCATCAACCCAGAGGCAGTCGTTACCCGTATGAAGTTCGACACCAAGTCAGAGTCACCCAAGCTGCACTTCAAAGCGATGCGCTGGCTGAGTGATGACGAGTATGAGATCGTCGAACAACAAGCGGCAACGGATGATGCAGTCAAGGCCATCACGATGACCGTGGCGAAGATGGACGCAGCGCCTGAAGCACCTGCTGCTCTGGCCGGCAAGCCGCCCGCTAAGGTCAAGCCCGCACCCGTACCCGCACCTGCTCCGGCAGTTGAGGAAGATTCTGGGGATGAAGAAGTTGCCGCAGTTGCAGCGCCGAAAGCACGTAAGGCCAAGGCAGAACCGGCTCCAGCAGTTGAGGAGCCGGAAGAAGTTGAAGAGCCTGCTGTGCGTAAGGAAGCGCCTAAGAAGCCCGCTGTGGAAGGCAAGAGCACCCTTGCTGACATGGTGAGTGACTGGGACGACGAGTAAGGTTTTGGGGGGAAGGAGGACTTATGGCCCTCGCTTTTAAACGCTTCAAACACACGAACGCCCCCCGCCACTAGGCGCCGCCATGTACCACCCTAAGTTCATTGTCCAGATAAAGGAGCAGCCGCTTTCACTCGGAACACGCCTAGCAAAGTGGGCCATATTCCTAGATGTACCAGTCACCAAGATCGCACGCGCCGTAGGATCTACGCGCCAGTCGGTCTACAACTGGATGAAAGGCGGTGAAGTATTCGTCGCCTACCGCCCTGCGGTAGAGCGGATTGTTGAAATATTACAGACGTCGAAAACGTCTGAAGAAGCGTGGAGCAAGATATGCAAGGCATTCAACCTACATCCCTGAGTAACGAAGAATTGCTTAAGTACAGTTGGCTCACCGGCGCCGACAAACTTTCTGCGCAGTGGGTATCGGAGCTGATGCTCCGACTAGAGGAGTACGTCGACGCTGAAGCCAGAGACTCCGCCGCCGAATAACCCAAAAGAAAAGGCCCGTACATGAAACCGCTTGAGTTTCTAGCGGAGGTGCTTCCGTCGCCCGGTCACGGGTATTACTGTGTTGCGGAACTCAGCTCGGCTAAAAAAGAGCACGCTTTTGTAAATGACCTGCCCGACATCCGCCCCAAAGTTAAGGCGTGGCTAGGTGCATCCAGGGACATCTACTTCGCCCTGTCTACGTTCAAAGAAAACAAAAGCCGCAAGGCAGAAAATGCGCAGTTCATTAAGTCGATTTTTATCGACATGGATGGGTACACGACCAAGCGTGATGCCGCCGTTGCGCTGGGGGCGTTTCTTGAAAAGACGGGCCTCGACTCTTTTGGCGTTCCGTGGATGGTCAGTTCCGGTGGCGGCCTGCACTGCTACTGGCCATTGACTGAGGAAGTCGACATTACCAGTTGGAAACCCGTTGCCGAGAACTTCAAGCGCCTGTGCAAGCAGGAGGGGCTGGAGATCGACATGACGGTGACGGCTGACGCTGCGCGAGTCTTGCGCATACCGGGTACGTTCAACAACAAGGCCAAGTACGAGACCCCCCGTGCGGTCAAGGTGCTGTTTGAGGGTACGGCCAAGGTAGACATCCGCCATTTTGGGGCGGCTATTCGAGGGGTGCTTAAGGCGGAGAACGCTCCGATCAGCAACAACTTCGTGGCAACCAGTGTTGATCTGGCAGGCACACGGCCTAGTAAGGCTGCGGCTAAGCGATCGGCTGCGGCAGAGGCTTTGCTGAACAACAGCGCTACGCGATTCGAGACGATCTGGCTCAAGTCTGAGAAGGGCGTGGGTTGCGGCCAGTTGGAGTTCTATCAGAACAACGCCAAGCAAGACGGTATGGAGCCGCTATGGCGTGGGCTGCTGTCCTGGGCCAAGGTGTGTACGGATGCCGGGCAGTTCACCCACAAGCTCTCCGAGCTGCACCCGTATACGCCTGAGCGTATGAACCAGAAGCTCGCTGAGATCAAAGGCCCATACGCCTGCATCAAGATGGACAGCGAGAACCCCGGTATCTGCCCGAAGTGCCCGTTCTGGGGCACCATCACCAACGCTCTGGCGCTAGGGCGGGAAGTCATCACCGACAACCGGGCCAAGGAACTGGTGATCCCGATCCACAACAGCACGGACGACGAGCCCGAGCAAAGCAAAACCCATATTGAGGATGAGTTCCACGTCGATGACGGACTGCCTGAGAACATCAAGACCTGCACGGTTCTGCGCCCACCACCTCCACGGGGGTTCGACTACGGCAAGCACGGGGGTGTGTACCGTAACGTCAAGGAGAAAGATGCTACAGGCGTAGAGATCAAGACGCAGATCCAGATCCTGCCGCACGACCTGTTTGTAGTGGACATGCTGCGCCAGGAGCAAGAGCATCAAGTTCATTTGCTTGCCATCCGTCCCGTAGGCCCAGCGCCTGAAGGTCGTGCAGCAACGATGGAGCATCGTCAGGTCATCATGCCCAGCAAGGCGGTGGTGTCCAAGGATGAGCTGCTCAAGTGCCTCGCATCGAACAATATCTACGCATCGTTTGGTCAGATGTCAGACCCGCACCTGTACGCCTACGTTCGGGCCTGTGTGGAGAGCGCTGCGCAAGAGCGCAAGGTGGTGGACGTACCGCTGCAGTTCGGGTGGCAGAAGGATAAGTCCTTCGTCTACAACAACCGGGTCTTCAAGCCTAACGGCTCAGAGATCGTGGTACCCATGCCCGGCATGGAGAACATCAACCGCAACACCAACAGCAAAGGATCCCTTGATAGTTGGCGCAAGCCTTGGGAGTTGTTGATTGGCCGAGGCATGAACACGATGCTGGCGCTCTGCATGGACTCGTTCGGGTCTGCGCTCATGCACTTCTCCGACCACAAGGGCTTTGTGTGGCACATCGGCTCGACATCGAGCGGCACGGGCAAGTCGCTGTCCCTGAGCTTGAAGGCCGGAGTCTGGGGACATCCTGTGCACTACCGCACAGGCAAGGGCACCTCGTTCGTGGCACTGCAGCAGCGTGCGGGTCTGCTCAACAGCCTGCCTTTGTTGATCGACGAGATCACCACCAAGACTCGCAACGACACGGAGTGGGCGCCTGAGCTGATTTTCGATATCTCTGAAGGCCAGGGCAAGGAGCGCATGGAGGCTGGCACGAACCGGGAACGGGTCAACAACAGTACCTGGGCGCTGACCTGCACGATGACGGCTAACACGCACATGGTTGACCTGTTGGTGGGTGGGCGCAAGCACTCCTCTCACGGTGAGCTGATGCGTATGCTGGAGTGGAACCCCACGCGGGAGCTGTCCTTCGATAAGCCTGAGCGCGAGATCCTGCGTGAGTTGAGCCTGAACTACGGCGTGGCGGGTGAAGCCTGGGTGCGGTGGCTTGTGCGTAACTATGACGTGGCCAAGGAGATGTGGAGCAAGGTTCACGAGCGGCTGCGCGTGGCGATGGACTTCGCTGATGAGGAGCGCTTCTGGCATGCTGGCTGCACGTCCACTGTGACCGCCGCTATCCTGCTGGGGCCGAAGTACGCCAACATCATTGAGTCGCCTGTGGCGGCGGTGATGGACGCACTGAAGGATCTTGTGACTCTTGCACGTTCTTCGCACAAGAAGTCTGTGCGCACGGCTGAGGATGTGCTCAACGAGTACACCCGTGAGTTCTACGGCAAGTTCGTTGTGCTGCGCTTCGACACGATGGGCCAGCTTATCGCTGACCTGGGCAAAGACCTGCAGGGCAAGACCAGCACCAAGAACACGGTGATGGGCCGTATTGAGCACGGGACGCACCATAGCAATTACGTCGAGTACTTTGTGGAGGAGTCACTGCTGCGTCGGCATTGCTCGTCAATGAGCTTTGGCTACACGGACTTCAAGCGTCAGTTGGAGAACATGCAGAAAGGCCCACAGCAGTTCCGCATTCAGTACCTGCGCAAAGACATGCTGGCCAAGACGGACGGCCCCGCGATGCGCGTGAAGGTGATGCAGATCAGTGTCCCGAAGGAGCTGCTTGATGGAGAGGGTACGATTTCCGTGGAGTGAAGTGTTGCCCGGGCAGGGGTTTTTTGTACCCTGCCTGGACACAGAAAAAATGCGCTTGCTCGGGTTACGCGCAGCGCTTCACCACGGTGTTGAGGCCGAGGCCACCGCAGGGGTATGCGGTGGCCGGTTCGGTCTGTGGTTCTTCAGGGTGCGCTAGACATTTTCCGGATCATCGTTGCTAGCTGGATCTGCATTTCCTTGACGCTCTTGAGCTGCGCTTGCTTCTGTTCGGATGACAGCCCAGGCGCCGTTTCGATCTGGCGTCGCAGCGCTGCCAACTCGCCCATCTGCTGCCGGAAAGCTCCGCCTGTAGAGTTCAGCGCGATCTCGCGGGCGTGTTTGTCGGCGAAAGCTGCGGCATCTGCGCGGTTGCCTGATTTGAGCAAGTCTTGATACGTCCCTGCCGCTTTGCGGAACTCCTCGACGTCCTTGAAGGCCGCGTCAATCATGCCGCGCCCCGTTGCTGGCTGGAACAACGACCCGATAGCCGGCATCTCACTGAGCGCCTTCGCGGGCTTATCTGTCGCGTTGGGGCTGACCAATGGGCGCAGAGGGTAGTTGGCCATGCTGGCAAGCAAGATCCCCAGGCCGCCCGTATAGCCGCGAATCAAGTGGTCAACGCTTACGGGGGAGACCAGTCCGGTTTTACCCAAGAGCTTTGCCAGCTCCGTGGTGTTAGTGCGGAACTGCTGATCCGTGGTCAAGCCCGCTTCCCGCTGGGAAATGATGGGTGCGTCAGTGTAGAAGTTGTAGTTGGATGCCAGCTCAATGAGCGGTTTGACGCCTGCGGGCAGACCGATTGGCTGCGACATTGCGAGCATCTTGCCGAAGGCATCCAGGGCATCGCGTGCCTTGGTGTCACCAGCCGCTGTGTTGAAGATCATCTCGGGGATGACTTTGAACATGAGCCCCATCTCGAACGGGATCGGGATGCGCAGCGGCTCGTCAACGCCTGGAATACGCAAGAACCAGTACTGCGCACGCTCCAGCGGTGTAGCGGTCTTATACGCCTCATCATCCTGCATCAGCGCCGCATACGCGAACGTCATACCGAACATCAGTGCGCCACGTTTCCAGAGCTTGGCACGCGCATCCAGCTTTGCTTGGAACGCGGTGTCGCCAGTAATAGCCGCACGGTAGACCGCATCCAGACCCTGGATCTGCGAGTTGAAGAACGGGATCATGGTCGACAGCCAATGCAGGCTGGCCGATGTTCCACGACGCGAGAAGTTCATAGACTCTGCAGCGCCGAGCACCGCTTCAAGGTGCGACATACCTTTCTTGCGGAAGTTGTTGTACAGCGCAGCGCGTGTGGCCGTGTCGGCCTTCAACCCCAGCGCGTCTAGCTTGGCCAAGACGCCGTTGATATTCCAGCCGTTCTTGCCGCTCGTAACGTCGCGCAGCGCGTTGGCCATTTCTTCTTGGCTGCCCGGATAGATGTCGCTGCTGATCGCACCGGCCTGCTTAAGGCTCAGACCTGCAGGAGTATCGCCTTTGAGTGATTTGGCGAACTCACGATACGTATCAATCACCGCCGAGAAGTCACCGCCAGTGGTCATGTACGCCTGGATCGGGTCGCGAATAAGCTGACGATAAGCGTAGGTCGGAAGACGCGTGATGCCCTTGCGCAAGATGTTGGCCGGGAGCCCCATCAGCTTCACGGTTGCGGGGATAGCCGTCTTGATACCTTGCAGCCCCATGATGACGACATCGGCGGGGATGTCTGGTGGGAACGCGGTCTCGTCTAAGCGAACGTAGTTCTTCTCACCTTTGTAGCTGAACCGTGCGGTGAACACCTCCCGAGGGCCTTCGCCCTGAATGACTTTGGCCATGCCCATGTCTTGCAACATGTTTCCGACGGCGTGCATCTGCATGTTTCGCACAGCCGAGCGGACGATAAGCGACGTGTTCTGCACCATGCCGGAGAAGAATGGCAGGATCTTGTCTTCACCGCCGACAAGCTCTTTAAGCTGTGGCTGGTCGATGATGCTACCAATAGTAATAGGTTTGCTGCTGCCAACATGTAGTTGCACAAGCCCTTTGGTAATGCGGTAGTACGGCACGAAGTCGCCGGCGGTCAGCGCGTCGGCCTTCTCTTGCGTCATGCTGCCGGAGTCAACATAAAACTGCAGCAAGTCTTTGTTGTACTGCTTGTAGATGCTGCGTGCTTCCGCGAATGCCTTTTTAGTGTCGGCGTCAGACTCGACAAGCGCTTTGACCGCCTTGGCTTTCTCGGCGTTAAGGATCGGGTTGCCTTGCTTGTCGTTGCCGTAGTTCAGCTTGTCGTAGCCGATGCCGTCACGCTCCGCGCGAAGGATAGCCATCCAACTTGTCCACAAGTCTTCCACAAAGTGCGCATTGCCGAGCTTAGACCCGCTCAAAGCTTGCGCAATCTTTTTGCCGCTGGGGCCGTCTGTCTGCCCCTCGATGACTTTCACGCCGTCGGCGTTGCGTGTGATTTTCGGCGGGCCGTCACTAAGAGCGCGTTGGGTCAGGCGTCCGGTGTCATCGTAAACACGCATCAGGAGCCGCATTTGCAGCGCCTGGACTTCCGACAGTTTCCCTTTTGATACGCCGAGCTTGATCAGTGCTTCGCTCGGTGCCCAGTTGTCGGCAGCTATTGTGCGCATGCGCAGCCCGAGCGCAGAGGCAGTGATCTTGTCCCCACCGGCTCTACCTACCAATGCGTTGACCGTGGCGACGGCACCTGGATCGACGTTTGCTGCTGCAACGGCCTTGGTGCCAGGGAACACACCGCGCATGATGGATGGCAGCATCACCGAGTCTTTGGCCATAGGGCTAGGCGGCTGGAAGATCTTGAACGCTGAAGCCATCGCTTGTTCAGACAGGCTCTTTGGCTCCATGCCCAGCATGCGCATGATGGCTTGATAGAAGCGCTGCAAGAAGCCCGGCTTAACAGCGTCGAGTTTTTCTCGCAGATTCGCGTTCGTCATGAGTTCAGCAACGAACTCTTCGACGTTCTTCTTGCCGTACTCTCTGGCAAAGGCGGGATCGTCTTTGAGATTGGCGTACAGAGACTCCAGCTCAGAGCGGGCAGCGCGTTGCTCTGCGGTGAGGGTGTTTGGGTCTGCGCGAAGCACGCCCAGGGTCACTGCGTGAACCGCCTCGTGCAGTACTGTCTCCTCGTGCATCGAGCGATTGTCGATGTAGATACGGTTCTTAACAGGGTCGTAGAGACCCGCTACGTTAACGCCCTTGTCTTTGAGGTTCTCGACAAGGATCAGCTTAGGACGACGCCCCACTGCCTTAAGCGTCTCTTGGAGGCTCTTTACCAGCTTCCGGTTGAAAGGCGTAGAACTCTCCCCGATAGCTTCAAGCAACCCCGTAAAGTTCCCGTCTTCCGCTGCCGACACCCCATCAGGGCTTATCAAGTTGGTCGGGAAAGCGTCGTAGAGATCGTTGTTCTCGCGCAGGGCGACATCGTTGTCCGTGTCCGTATCCGAGTCGAACTTGTCATCTGAGAACAGATCCGGCTGTTCTTCCATGAGATTTCTAGTTTCGGTCTCGGCTTTGGCTACTTCTGCAGCCTTTGTTTCTGCTTTAGGCGCGTCAAGAATTTTTAAAATTCTAACGGCTTCGCCGGGGTTGATGTCGAGTGCATTGTGTAGCTGGAACATCCAAGGTTTGATGCCTGCGGCAATCGCTTCTTGCACGTACTGAGTTGCAACAGCTAGCGAAACAAACTTATCATTACCAAGGGCAACGTCCGTCTCATCCTTTTGGGGTCGGGATTTTCTGCGCAACTCCAAAGCTGCCGGAGAAACCGCGTTTCCGAAGGGGCCGGAGTCGAATCTCGCCGGGATTTCCTGTGGGTTTAGGTTGGCCGCATCTTCTGCAGCCGCAGCCGCAACGCGTCTAGCCCGCATATCTGCTGCGGCTTTTTCTCGCGATTCTTTTGTGGCTTTGGCGATGCGCGCTTCATCCGCTTTTTTCTTTGCGGCGGCAACGTCAACGTCCGCTTTTGCTTTAGCTGCAGCGGCATCCGCTTTTGCTTTAGCTGCCGCCTCGGCGCGCGCTTTAACTGCTTGCGCACGCTTCTCGTCAATAGCACGTTGTGCTTCGGCTTGCTTTTCTTCAGCAGCCCGTTTTGCTTCTTCAGCTTTGCGTTGCCGTTCTGGTGCTGGTGCTGGTGCTGGTGCTGGTGCCGGTGCTGGTGCTGGTGCTGGTGCTGGTGCTGGTGCTGGTGCTGGTGCTGGTGCTGGTGCTGGTGCTGCCGCAGCTTTTTTCGGCTGTTTACGTTGGGCCGCAGTCCGTTTTTCTTCAACAGCTTTTTTTGTGGCTGCCTGCCGATCCGCCACGGCTTGTTTGGCGGCTTCTCGTTTTTCTACAGGGGTCTGAGGGGCTTTTGGTGCAGGCGCTGCGGCGGGAGCCGCTTTCTCTTCTACAGGCGCTGCCTTCGCTGCCGTAGCAGCGCGTTCAACCGCAGTGTTTAATGGCCGGAGACCTCTTGTTGCGGCATTCGCTGCAGCCACACGTTGTTTTGCAGCGTTGAGAGACTCGGTGATGGATTTGAGCAGCGCTTCGGCTCTGGCATCATCGGCGGCAGATGTGAATACCGACGGGCTCTCGGCTTCAAACCGATCTATGTCTTGAAGCGCTTGGCGAAGATCCGTCTTTTGCTTGACTGCAGGCATCTTCGGCGTCACAGCGCCTGGGCCTTCGGCCTCGAACTGCGCAACCTCACGCCGCTGTTGCGCGATGTCTTGCTGCTTGCCAACACGGGCTTCTTGAACCAGCGGGGCAGTCTCGGACGTACCCATTAGTGCCTGTATATCAGCCTTGGCCTTTGCCATCGCAACACTGGCCTTACGCTGTCCTTCAACCGACTGCTCACGTCCTGCGGCAATCTTCGCCGCCAGCGCGGTTTCGTATGCCTGCAGCGCGGCTGCGCCTTGTTCAAGGTTGACCTGCGGAAACTCCGCAAGTTTTTCTTGAAGTTTTAAGACCTTTGCATACTCAGCGTCAGCCATTTCACGATCGCCGACGGCTTGCGCTCTTTCAAACCGGCGCTGGGCTTGCGCTATTTTCTTTTCAATACCCGCCCGTTGCATGTCTTCCGTTTTTTCCGGAATAACGGCTGCTTGGGCGTTTATATCCGCCACTTGCTTGCGCATAGCATCAACTTCTTGACGCAGCGCATCTGCTTTTTTCCGCTCGGCATCGGCAGCTTTACGGACTTCCGCATACGCCCCAAACGGGGCTGCAGCAGCCTTGTCATCGAGGTCGGCAACAACCGCTTCTTGCTTTTTAAAAAGCGCCTCTTTGCGATCCGCCATTATCGACAGCTTGCGGGCTTCTTCCTGCGTATCAAACGCTGTTGGTTCAGCCTCGGCCTCAACATCAAACTTGCGCGTGGGGAGCACGGGCTCCGTTAAACCGGGAATAAGCGTCTGCTGCATCGGCCCGGCGCCGCCTTCCAGTGCTTCTTGTTTCTGGCGTTCAGCACGCGCCGTTTTGTCAGCCGCAATTTCCTGAGCTGTGGGCTTAAACGCCAGCGTGCCTTGGCCTTCAACGGTAGGCGCTGCAAAGGTAGCGATCTGCTGACGAACCTCTACGAGCTTGCCCAACACCGCCTGTTTCTGTGGCGCTGTCTTGGCTTTTTCTGCGAGATTGGTGAGTTCCACCTCTTTCTTTTGCAGCGCGTCAAGCGTGGGCAATTTACCGCCAAGCTTCTTGAGCTGGGCATCGGCTTCTACCAGCGCTGTCTTGACCTGCACGGCCTGATTGAACAGGGCGCGTTGCTCTTCAGGGACGGCACTCTTCATCGCCCGTCCAGAGATCTCGGTGTACGCTTTAGCGAGCGTGTCCCGTTGCTGCATCAGCTCTACGCGCTGCTGTGTAGGCGTCAAGGTGGCCGGTGCTGGGGCAACTTCCGCAGGCTGTTCGAAGTACTGTTGCTGCTCTTGTTCAGCCGCAAGCTGTTCAGCAGCGCCGGGTTGTGCAGCGCCGAGTTCAAACCCTGGCAGCATGGGCTGCGCCATCGGGCCAGCACCGCCTTGCAACGCCTCTTGCGTTTGGTCTGCTACTTGCAGCGCCTGAATGTCATTGAACCGTTCTTTGTACTCTTGCTTGACGGGCTTGTAACGCTCAATGAAATCCTTTTTGGCCGCTACGGCTGCTTCGTAAGTCTTCAGAGCGTCTTCATAGGCTAGCTCCTGTTCAGCAGAGGCGTCCTTGATCTTCTTGGGCTTTTCTATCTTCGGCAGCGTCTGCTTTTCCCGCTCCAGCGCTTGGTACTGCGTGTTTAGTTCCCGAAGGTACTCAGGCTGCTGCTTGCGCTCCGCTTCCGCTGCGTCAGCCTCGGCTTGAGCTGCTTGGGCCGCAGTACGTTCCTCGGCTTGCTTAGCCTCGACAACCGCACGCTCTTCGCCTAGCCGTTTTTCTTCTAGCTTCTTGCCCTGGGCTTTGATACTTCCGCGATCAACAGCGCGACCAAAGGGGCCTAAGACAAAGGCCAACGCGGCGCCGCCTTGGAGGCTCTCAAGGTACTCTTTACGGGCTTCGGGGTCGCTGATGTCCAACCCGGCTTGAGCGCGTTCCAGAAGCTGCTGTGCCGCTTCGGTAAGCCCTTCGGCGGTCATAGCCTGACTGGTGGCTTTTGTGTAGTCCCAGGCAATCTGTTTCAGCGTCTGGTTAGCCAGCGCCTTAGCGCTCGCTTCCGTGACTTCCCGGCCTGCTGCGCCCAACAGTTTCCCAAGCCCGGGAGCCAAGAACATAGCGGCTGTATCAAGCGCTGCCTGCGGAACGGCAGTTAACGCGGCTTTACCGAGATCGGTTTCTTCCAGCGTCTTGCCCGTCTCCATTTGCGCGGCCAAGTTCGAGCCGGTAAACTGTCCGGTAGACACTGCGCCAGCACCCAAAGCACCCAGCGCTGCCGCCGACAAAGCTCCAGACACCGGCAGTGTGGTTGCCGCAAACCCCGCCGCTAGTGGTGCCGCCATATAGGGCAACGAGCCGCCCAGCGTCTCTTTGAACTTCAGCCAAGGGGATGTAGACCAGTCATCCTGCGTAGGCGTGAACCGCTGTGCAGCGGCTGCTTCCTGTTCCTTGTAGTACTTCTCCGCTTCGGGCAGGCCCATGATGCCCATCTTGCCTAAAGTCAGTGCCCCTTCACCTTTCAAACGACTGAACCCCGCGCTTGCAGCGGCGGCGAGGCCGGAGGTGTCTTCTTTCGGCGCTTCCGATTCGGATAGGTATTGGTATCGAGCCGCCGCAATCAACTGTGCATCGGAAGCGTTTGCAGGCCCCTCAACTTTGTAGATACGCCCATTGGGGCCTTGTACGTCGTAGACGGGCATGATTCGATTCCTTAGCTGTGTTTTAACGCCTCTGCACTTGTGAGGCAAAGATGGTCTTAGCGTGTGTAGATGTTAACGCCTTACGGTGAAATCCGCTGCCGCGTTCTGATCTCCGCCTAATCCGTTCATGCCACGCAGATAGAACTTAAGGTCATCAAGCGTTTTAATATTGCCCGGTAACGCCATTTTTTTAGCGGGGTCTGTCCAGATATCGACGGCCTGCTTATCAATATCACGTTGTGTTGTCGATGCCTGCGTTTGACTACGTCCAAGAACGTCTAGTTGGTGCCCGTATATCGCCGTTTCGTTTCGTTCCCGCGCAATGTTCTCTTGAGACGTTATTTGTCTTTCTGCAAGCACCATGTCATATGCAGCTTTCTGCGTTATGCCGCGAGCGGCAGCAACAGCGTTAACCGTTGCGTTCAGACTGTTCTCGCTACGGGTAGCTGCGGCGTCTCTACGTGCCTGCGCCTTCTCGAAGTCTCCGGCTTTTGCTGAGCGTTCCGCTTCGGCAAGCGAGGCCAAGCCCATCTTGCGTTCTTTCTCGGCTTTCTTGAGGTCTTTTTGGGCACGCGAGTACTGTTCGCCGCCTGCAGACGCGCCTTCAACAAGCGCTTGTAGCGTGTTCTTACCGGGCTGCACAACCTTAGATGCAAACGTCAGCCACGCCAAACCCTCGTTCATGCGGGACTCTTTCTCTACATCGGCACGGTCTTCTTCGAGCGCGGCCTTGCGTTCTTTGAACGACTCGGACTCAGGGCGGTTTGCAAGATATTCAATCTCCCGCTGCGCATCGCGCTTCGCTTGCGCTTCTTCAGCGTCTGCATACACTTTGCGTATGCTTTTTACGAAGCTGTCATCCGGTGCCGAAGGCGCAGCGCCGGCAGGAGCACGAGGTGCAACGGCTGCGGCAGGAGCACGCGCTGCGCCAGGGCCGCCGGGCATAGATGGGAGAGGGACGTTACCTGCACCGGAAGCACCGGGGAACTGTAAGTCGGGTGGAAGTGGCCCGCCCGGCGCTGAAGGCACGGCCGCCCCTGTCGCGCCTGCTTTGGCCTCTGCGGCTGCCGGTTTCGACGGTTTTGCTTGCTGCGCATCTTGCGCTAGAGCCGCGTTAAGGTTTGGGAACAGCTCGTTTCTATAACGTGCGGATTCTGCGCCTTCTCGGGGAAGATTGCCGCCAAAAGCGTTGATGTACTTTGCACCAACGTCATACCCTTTTCTTAACAGCCGAGGAACCAGCGTTCCAACATCGGCTGCGCCTGCAACAAACGGAAGCCCTGCTTCCAACACGCCTTGGCGTGTCTGGACATTTTCCAGAGTTTCCGGAGTGCTTTGTCGGGCTTTTTCTTCTTGTTCGCGTTTAGCTTTCTTTGCAGCAATCTCTTCTGGTGAGTAGCCGTAGCCGCCGTATGGCGTTATACGGTAGGGTGCGTTGGGGATAAGCCCGCGTCCATATCTCGGGCTAGGCACTTCTTCACCCTCCGCAAACCGAATCGCTCCGCCATCAGCGTAGGCAACACCGCCAGTGCCGAAATCACGATCGTCTGCGCGAGAATACGGGCCGACTGTGGACTCGCCACCGCCAGCAAACGACACCAGACCGCCATCAGCAAACTGCATGTTGGGGTTCAGCGCACCAATACCCTGGTCTTCAGGCAACTGCGCAGGCTGCATCGCAGCCAAGGCTTGCTGGTTCACTGGCGCCTGGGGAGCCGCGCCTTGTCCTTGGGGAGCGGAGCGCATCTCTTTGCGCATATTGCTCTCGTTGAACGCCAGGGGGAACATGTACGGATCCTGCTTGTGCATCTCAGCGAAGCGTTGCAGTTCCTGATCGCTCATCATCCGAAGACGTGAGGTAATTTGGTTCGCGTTAATCATTTTTACCCCTTCATCCGAGACAAGGCCAACTCATTAAGCCCCGCAGCTTTGATGCTGCCGCCCTTGGCCTTACCGACCCCCGCCATCTGGCTAATGCCATAAGCCGCTGAACCCAACCCGACCAGATTCTGCATTGTTGATGGCTGCGGCGGCGTATATGTTTCGTACATTGTGCGCGAAGTCCCTGCAGTACCGCGAAGAACGTCGGACAAGAACCCAAGCTGTTGATACGGGTAGTTTTGGGCTTGTTGAAATGCGTTGTAGTCCGTGTTCAGCATGTTTTGCACTTGCTGCTGTTGAGCGCCGCCCAACGCCGCCTGCTGGCTCATGATGCCCATTTGCTGCCCATAGCCAATCTGCCCCAAATTGCCAAGCTGATTGGCGCCTTGAAGGGCTGCCTGCATCCCCTGCTGCCCGAACCCTGCACCGTACTGGCGAGACTGCTCAGACAATCGTTGGGCTTCAAGCCCTGCTTGTTGGTTCTGCTGCTGCGCCTGCATCTGGGCTTGCAGGTTCGCCTGCCCCGCCGTCAACCCGGCTTGCTGATTGAGCTGCTGCGCTTGCATGTACGCGCCAAGACCCGCTTGACCCGTAGTAAGGCCCGCTTGCTGATTGGCCAGAGCCGCACGCTGTGCTTCTTGCTGGTTTGCAAGCTGTGCTTGCATACCGTACTGTTGGTTGGCTTGCTGTGCCTGCATCATGGTCTGCAGGTTTGTTTGCCCGGTAGTAAGTCCCGCTTGCTGGTTAGCCAGCGCTGCGCGTTGAGCCTCTTGCTGGTTGGCAAGTGCCGCTTGCATGGCCGCCTGCTGATTAGCTTGTTGTGCCTGCATGTAAGACTGCAGTCCAACTTGGCCCGTGGTAAGACCGGCTTGTTGGTTGGCCTGCTGGGCCTGCATCATGGCTTGCTGGTTGGCTTGCTGGGCCTGCAGCGCTCGCGCCTGATCGGACGTGAACATGGACTGGGCTTGCTGGTAAGCCGACTGCAGCCCTTGCGACTGGATATCGCCCTTCTGCTGCGCCAGATTACGCGCGGCTTCCGCCTCCATGATGGCCTGACGCGAACCACCAAAAGCCCCCGCGCCTACAGCCTGGGCACCACGCTGTGTACGGGCGATGTCGGCTTGCCGCTGCGCTTCGCGCTGCTGAACATTGACCACGTTCTGCATGTACGGAGACATGTACGCTTCAGCGGCGCCTGGAGCTGTGAATCCTTGCGTACCGACTTGTCCTGCGCCAACGCGCTCGAAACCGATCTGGCCCCCAGAAATGCGGTCAGCTTGTACCTGCGGGCCACCACCTACACGCTCGAAACCCATCTGGCCGGCTGCAATGCGGTCTGCCAAAACTTGCGGGCCACCACCTACGCGCTCGAAACCGAACTGTCCGGCGTTTACTTGCTGTGCACCGATCTGCCCTGGCTGCACCTGTTGTGCATAAAACTGACTAGGGTTGTATTGCTGATTCAAACCAAGCAATGACGCTTGCTGCGTAATGCCCGCAGCCTGTCCTAGCCAAGGTGATACCTGCTGATTTTGCGCTGCTTGAAACGCCTGAAGCTGCAAAGGAGAAAACTGGGCCGTCCGTTCCCCTTGGTATGGTTGATACTGCTGATTCGCTAGTGCTTCTGCCTGTTTAACGGCCCGCTCAAACGGTGCCTGCGCATACTCGGGTATGTTCGACGTATAGGTAATATTTTCGCTCATGCTTTAAGCACCTTGTTAGGGTTAATCTGGCGCTGCTGCGTAGTCTTGCCGTGCGCGTTCTGGCGAATCCGATCAAGCAGGTCGTACAGCTTTTTGGTACCGCCCGCCCGCTGAACTTGTTCAGGAGACAAGTACGCTTCGCCTCGGGCCACACGCGCCCTTTGCTTACCTTCAATGGTGGTTGGGATCGAGTCGCTCATGCCGTCCCCAGGGCCGTCAATCGGCGTGGCTTTGAACTTCTGCATCAACAATTCGAGGCCCGCATCCGTGCTGCCGTTGCCGAGTGCAGAGACGACGTCGGCAGGAACAATGAACCCACCTGTACGCAAGTCACCACCTGCTTTTTGCCCACCGCCATTGTCGCTGCTGTTACCGCCGTAGCGCTCCTGCTGCAGACCTTGGTCATCACGCCCCTCATGCCGTCCGTGCTTAACGTAGTGTGACCACGCAAACGCTCCAGGATCCACGCCGCCGCTGTTTTGTGCGGAAGCCAGAACATCCGGATTTGCCATCAGATACGCGCGAGCTGCCGGTGTAAGACTTGACCGTTGTGCTTGATCATCGAGCCACGCCGTGCTTTCGGCAACAGTGTTTGCTGCTGCTTGTGGGGCATACGCAGCCTCGATCTCGGCCATTGTGGCGGGGGGTTTGTAGTTGTTTCTTGATGGTGCCGCCGTTTGCCCCATCAGGTACCGGTAGTTTTCATCGTTAATCTGCGTCATGCCCGGCGATGCACCAGTCTGCTGCCCCATCAAATATTGGTAGTTACTAGCACTGTCTCCGCCCGGTCGTTGCCCCATTAAATACTGATAACCGGAACGGTTTTGTCCGGGCTGTCTCGGCATTTGACTAGGTGCTACAGGAAGTGTTCCAACCCTATCCGCTGAAGCGCTGTCAGCCCGAACCTGGGGAAGCGGTACAGATCTTGGAAGTTGCGCAATCCCGCTTTCAGACGGTGCTGGCTGCTGAACAGGGGCTTGTACTGGCGCTTGTACGGGGGCTTGTACGGGGGCTTGTACGGGGGCTTGTACTGGAGCTTGTACTTGGCGTCCCGTGGGAACAGGCTGCCCTGCTTGAGCAAAAGCGGCTTCATAGGCCGCCCGGTTTGCGGCTTCTTTTGCGGCTATTTGCTCCATGACGACACGCCCGCCGCCGGCATACGACTCTTCTATGAAGCGCGGGTTGAAGTACTGCTTCTCGCTAGAGTACGCTGCCCCCGGAATGCGCACACCCCCAGTGTAGCCAGGGTCGTACCGGTAGCGGGTGTTCCCTGTTAAGGCTTTAATACCCCTTCTAGGCGCTGTTGGGGCTTCTTCGGGGGGCGCCATTGTGATGGGCATAGCCGCCATTGTTGCCGCATTAAACAGCTTCGAGCCGCCCCCCATACCCTTAACGAACTGCGAGGGGTTCTGAATTGCCGCATCAACACCTTGGAAGAACCCGCGTGGGGCAGCAGCCCCTGGGGCGGGCATAGTTGCCCAATCTTCCAACCCTTGGCCCGTTCCTTGAGGCGGAGCAATTTCTACAGGTGCCGCAGGCGGGGGGATAGCGGCCTCGGCTGTAACAGACGCCATCTCCGGACTGGACATCCCAGCATTCATAAACTGGCCGGCATCCGGTGCCGGAACAACGGGTGCTGGAATAACGGGCGCACTGGCAGCGGCTTCGGCAGCGGCAGCAGTCCACTCAGGACTGACAAGCTCCTGCATTCCCGGAGGAATACGTGCGACATTTTCTGCTGTAGCGGCAGCAGCGCCCGAAGCGCTAAACCCCGCCCCCAACTGTGCACCTCCGTATGCGCCGATGCCGCCTAGAACAGCCCCCATCAAAGGGTTTTTCTTGTTGGTCAACGCGCCTAACCCTGCACCTATTGCGGCAGCCCCCCAGGGATTGCCCGGAAGAAATACGTTGCTGGCAATACCGATCAGCGTGGGGAGGAGGTTCTTCAGAAATCCCGCTTCAGGCAAACCAGTGTCAGGGTTGCGCGTCAGACTGCCGCCGTGCGACATCGCCAAGGATTGAAGTCCGTGAACTTCTCCGGGGGTCATGTGGACGAGCAACGAGTCTTCACCCCTCCCTCTAGACGCAAGATGTTGTGCAGCAGCTTGAAGGCTCATGGGTGCCTCGCAGAAAAGGGGTTGTTAAAGTTTAGCATGTCGGGTGTCAAGGGCAAAGTTACTGTGTGAGGTCGTAGAACGACATTGCGCCCCATCCGCCACCAGTACTGGCAAGTGTCCGTGCGCATAAGGTGTAAGTGTCGCTCACACCCGCCAAAGACACGCCAAGTTGCAAATCCCAGTTGTACGGGCTTGTGCTGTTTAGCGGGATTCTCCCGGACTTGCCCGAGGTGTATCCGCTAGAAACGATCGTGCCGCCAGTTGCTGCCGTGGCGGTGTAGTCCACCTCGACGTTTGCGTCAGTGGCTGACGCTGCCCAGACTGCGCCCGTAAGCGTGGTGTTCTTGATCAACGCGACTTCGTAGTTATCCACCGTTGTCGGCAAGAAATCGTAGCTGATGGGGATAACGACAGCGCCCAAAGCGGTTGAGGCAATTCGGATAGACGCCAACGGATAGAACGCGGTTGTGATGAAGTTCCCTGCCGGCACAGATGTGCGCCGCGCCATGTGCTCGATAGATGTCTGCTCATAGCCCCCGTCAGAAAGCACGGTTGAGCAGATCTGGCGCATGCTGGATGCGGTCGCAGTAGCGGCGGTGTTGGTGATCTCGTACCGGACGGGGAGGATGGCCGTGGTCATGTAGACCGTAGAGATGCTGTTGGCGTTCTGGAACGTATGGCACAGGATGAACTGGCCGTCGATGATGAAGCCGCAGCGCACAGAGCCGACGCCCAGCCACTCGAAATCCATCCACAGAATTTGGGCCTTGGACGCATCGAGCACGAGCCCGCTGGCGCCCGTGCCGTCTAGCTTGTCGCCGTTCCAGTTCGCCTGAGTAACCGTGCGCGCATCGGAAGTGGCGCCGCTAATGTAGGAGCGCAGCACAAAGGACTTGGTGGAATCCGCCTGCTGGAAGAACACGCCGTTCTGCGTGCTGAAGTAGCCCACGCGCTGCCGCAACCCCGTCTTGGCCGCATTCATGACGAATGTGGCCATCAGCATCAACCCTTTTCCGGGCTGATACGGGAAGTTGCGGAACGTCTGACGAACAACCGAGGATCCAGACGACGTGGTTACATTTAGCTGAACTGACGACTCGTTTGGCAGATATGTCGTCGTCCCGCCTGTTGCAGTAGACGTGTCGAACTGATTGTCGACTGCGTACCGATTCTGACTATCAAAGAGCGTGTAGGGCTGGCTGACTTGGAGCCGCCCGAAAGCATCAAGACTCGTGCTATTGAACGTGATGGGTATAGACGTGTTAGCAGCCACGAGTTGTCCTAAGATGTTGTCGAGTTGCCTGAAGTACAGCCGCAAAACATTGGCGAACTGCTCTTGATAGCGCGAGTCGTACTCGCCTGGGGCGGAGGGCAGCCGAGGAGCCACCACTTGGTTGATGGGGTACTCCGACGTGACGATTAGAGACGTCATAGTTATCTCCTGCGCCCATCAGGACGGATGTTTATGCGAGTAGCGCCCATCTGCCACGTCGTACCCAGCGCGGTGGACTCGATCTTGAACGCCATCTGCCGCCCACGCACCCGCACATAGACGAATTCTGTGAACCGTTGCACGAGGTAGTTGTTCTGCACAGAGTAGTCGTTAACGCTAGCTACATCCGGGTTTGATGGCGCTGCACCATACGCTGCGCCGGGGTTCTGGCGGGGCTTGACCGTTAGGGTGACTTCCGGGGCCACTGCTGTCGAGCCGTCAAAACACAAGTCTGGGATGAGCGAGTCCACGTAGGCGTAGTGATCGCCGTCTCCGATATCAAAGTCGGCAGACTGCACGTAGGCTGCCAGCGGAGTCGCGGGATTTGTTGACCCGTCATCATTGCCGTCTTCGTGGTACAGAATCTGGCCGTCATAGTTCAACGCGATAGGCGCTGCAAGATACGGGGAGTCGAGCCACGCAGTGCGAGCAAGATTGCCGTAAGCCCACACGCCTTCGAGGTAGTTGTAGATGGCGTAGCGGTCAATCGTTGTGGAGTTCTTGGAGCAGTAGAACCACCATATCTCGTGGAAGCCCTCGTTGGTGCCCGCAAAGAACTGGAACCGCTGCGACAGGTTCAAGTCGCCAAAGATGTACTGTCGGAGCGTGCAGCTCAAGGACTCTACTCGGCCTGAGTAGATGTAGAACTTGTCCACACCCATCCAGTACGTGATGTTGTTGGCCACCGCCGTCGAGTTTGGTGAGGCTATTGAGATGTTGTCAGCCAGGATGTCGAACTTCCACACATAGGGCGGGCCCAGGTACTGCATGGAGTACAGCGCTGCGTCTGTCCACACCAAGACCTCTTGGCGTGTTTGCTGCGATGTCTGGATCTCACTGCCTCGGCTAAGACGGAAGCTACCCGCCTGATTAGTGATGGCCGGCGTCCAGATGTTGTAGTTTTCTTGGTCTGACCAGCGCACCAGCATCGGATCACGCACGCTGGAGTTGAAGTCGTTGACGCCAAACGCCAAGATGAACCGCGACCCGTCCGACACCGTAACGTGCGAACAAACTGTGGGGCAGTCTGCAACAGCCAGTGCGTGCACCCCGGTCTGTGCGCCGGCGGTGGTATTAATCGGAGGGCCTGCGAAGGTGGCTGAAAAGTTAGCCGTCAGCCCTGACACGTTCACAAGATAGTACGTAGTTCCCGCCACCAGATTTGTTGGCAGTGCGCCGTTGGTAGACGCAACGAACGACGTGTTCTCCTCAAGCGCGCTGGTCAGCGTAATGACGCCGGGGTTCGCGTTAGACACCGTGAAGGTCTGCTGTGTCAGCAACGTAGCGCGGTTGACGATGGCCACCGACGCTGGATCAGGACTCCAGATGTAGAGCCCGCCATACCGGGGGTTGGTGATGAGCGCTTCGCCGTAGTTACACCCGCTCCACAACTGCGTGTTTGAGCTTGCCGTGTTTGATGACGTGTTGCCCCAAACGCCACTGCCCCAGGTTCCTGCCCCCCAGCCTGCGACGGAGTAGGTGATATCCGGGCCTGGGTGGATCTGGAAAGTACCAATAACCGACCCGCCGCCCGTCCCCGTATCTGCAACCGTAGCGTTGACACCGACATTGATCGTGAACGTATTGGTCGTGATGGACGTGACCAAGAATTCTGAGTTCAGCACCGCTGCCGTGATGTTCCCGCCAAGACTGACCGCTCCTGAGAACGTGACGAAGTCGTTAACCGTGCAGCCGTGGTTCGTGCAGTTGACCGTAACGATAGCCGTCAGGCCAATCGTGTTGGCCGTAAACGTGACGTCGCCCGCCTTGGTCGTGTAGCGCAGTGGCGTAATATCGGTGATGGTTCCGCTGGAGCCTGACTGCAGGTACAGCTTGGAGTTGGTGCCGTACACGATCGGGTTGATACCGGCGAGTGTCTGCCAAGTGAACATCCAGCGCCCGACGCCCCAGAACGAGCCGTTATTGGTGGGCTTGAGGGGTTCTTCCGTAACGGTGAAGTCGCGTGTCCATCCGCCGATTTTCTCAGGCACACCGGAGCGAAAACGGATCTTATCGCACTCGAACCATCCGCCTTTAGCGGTAAGCGCCGTGTTGTCGCGGTTGATGCCCGGCTTGAATAGTAGCTTTTGTATGGTCACGTTCTTTACCCAAGTAGTACGGCTTCCGCAGCGCGTCGCTTAACAAGGCCCGGCAGAACTTTACCGCCACCTCTTACCCAGCGGCTGAGTTCCAGCTTTGCCGCATCACGGTCGCCTGCGTTGATCTTCCTGCGCAGTGTCGATGCCTGTAGGTTACCCGTACCGAGATTAAACGCAAAGTCCAGGATCGCAGCAACAGCCCCTGGCCCCCAGGCGTCAAGCCCTGGGCACAGTCTCAGCACCGTTGGGCGAATATTGCGCAGCTCGTGGATCAGCAGTTCTTCTGCGCGTTGCTTGGTAATCAAGGGGTCAGACAGGCCGACCCTGACACCGTTCTCATACCGCGTTGAGCCGAAACCGATCGTGGCCACATTTGCCGGACAGAGGTACGGCTTGAGGAACAAGCCCTCAAACTGCCTGCATAGTCCTGCAGCAATGGCCAAGTCCGATTTATTTTCCACGTTTCCCAAGGCTCCGATCGGCAAAGAAGAACCCGAGAATCGCCCCTACAAGCTCCATGTCCCAGTCAGCCATCTGGAAGTTCTGCGTGATCAGCTTACACACCCACAGAGACAGCGCGATGGTCGCGGCAGCAGGGCGCACGATGCCGTTCCAGATATCCACAGCGGAGTAACCTGTCGGGCCGAATGCGCGGGCCATCGCC